GTGGTGTTCTGATTATCGCCACTGCTGGAAGTGCATTTCAAGGTTCGTTTGCTGGCGTTGAATACACCGATGCTTCGGGTCGTCGCCAGATCAACAACCAGTGGCCTGCCAACACGGCATATCAGGCTGGATCCTGCATCGCTTATTACTACAGCGATCCGCTGATTGTTTACGAAGTCCAAGCTGATGCCACTCTGGCTCAGACTTCGATTGGCGATCAAGCCAACATGAGCAACGCAACTGCCGGTAGCACCTTTACCGGACTGTCTGCTGCTACGTTGTCTAACTCGCTTGCAGGTAGTTCAGCCGTTGGGGATTTCCGAATCCTCGACATAGCCCCCTATGCAGATAATGCATGGGGAGACGCATTCCCAATTGTCCGCGTGCAGGTCAGCCGCAGCCAATTCGTGGCAACCATTAACGCCATCTAAGGAGAATAAATAATGGCTGCTCCGATGCGTAGTACAGACTTCCGGTCGATTGTTGAGCCTATCCTCAACGAATGTTTCGACGGAGTTTATGATCAGCGTACCGACGAATGGTCACGGGTCTTCCGTGAACAGACAGGTATTCCCCGCAACTACCATGAAGAGCCGGTTCTTTACGGCTTTGGTGCCGCACCGCAACTGCCTGATGGCACGCCGGTAACGTACCAGCAGGGTGGTGTACTGTTCCTCCAGCGTTACGTCTACAACGTCTATGGTCTGGCGTTTGCTCTGACGAAGGTGCTGGTAGAGGACGGTGACCACATCCGTATCGGTCAGGTGTACGCAAAGCACCTCGCCCAGTCGCTGATTGAGACGAAAGAAACGCTGTCGGCTAACGTGCTGAACCGCGCTTTCAACTCGGCTTATATCGGTGGTGATGGCGTGCAACTCAACAGCGCGGCTCATCCGATTGTTAGCGGTACGTTCAGCAACCTGCTGACCACCGCAGCCAATCTGTCGCAGACCTCGCTTGAGCAGATGCTTATCCAGATCCGTCAAGCCGTTGACAACAACGGTAAGAAGATCCGTCTGGTTCCGCGTCAACTGGTTGTGGCTCCGGGCAACATCTTCCAAGCAGAAGTTCTGCTGAAGAGCGTGCTGCGTACTGGTACTGCCAACAACGATGTTAACCCGATCAAGTCGATTGGTCTTCTGGACGAAGGCGCAGCAGTTCTGTCGCGTCTGACTTCTCCGACTGCTTGGTGGGTTCAGACCGATGCACCGGAAGGCATGAAGCTTCTGATGCGCCGCGCTCTGGAAAAGACGATGGAAGGCGACTTTGAGACGGACTCCATGCGCTACAAGGCAACGGAACGTTACCAAGTTGGCTTCACCGATCCGCGTGCTATGTACGGTACTCCGGGCGTTTGATTGTTAAAGGCCATGCGGGGGAGCCTTAATCCCCCGTTTACATCTGGCTAAACTTTTCAAGGAGCAAGCCAAATGCCTCAGTTCTCTGATGATCTCTACTTAGGCCCAGCGCAAACCTACATGGGCGTAGGTAACAATCCTGTGAATGCGACATTCACTGGTTCTATCGCCACCACTACTTTGACTGTCACTGCGATGTTGAGCGGTGACCCTCTGTATGTTGGTCAATTCATTACTGGTTCCAGCGTTACCGTTGGAAGCTATATCACTGCATTTTTAACTGGAACGGGAACGACTGGCACTTACACCGTAAGCGCATCGTCCACCGCTTCTAGCACCACCATGTACGCTTCCGGCAATGCCGCAATTGCTGATCCGTCGAACATGGACACTGGTATTGGCCCGTTGGGTCGCGTTTATGTGTTTGATGTGATCCCGGAAGTAAAGTCCACCACCAACATTGCAACTGCGTCCGTCTACACTTCTGCTGTCACTCTGACGGCTGGTGCTGGAACTCGTTCTGTTGTTCGTGCTGATGGTGTAACGGTGGTTCAGCTTGACTGCCCCCGTGCAGTTGCAACAACTACTGGTGCCGGTTCGCCTACTACGCGAAACGTCACGATCTCTGGCTACGACTACTACGGTCAGGCTATGAGCGAAGTGATTGTGACTGGAACTGTTCAGTCCACCACCGTGAACGGCAAGAAGGCATTCTTCCAAATCAGTGGCATCACGATCTCTGGCAGTCCCGTAGTTACGGTTGCTGTTGGAACGACTGACATCATTGGTCTTCCGGTTCGCTTGCTAGACATTGGCTATGTGTCCAGAGCAGGTTGGAATAGCACCTTGGCTGAAGATGCTGGCACGGCAGTTGTTGCTGCAACTGCAACAGCCACCACCACCACTGGTGATGTACGGGGAACTTATGTTCCGTCTAGCGCAACTGATGGTCAAAAGCGGCTGGTGATGAACATCTCCCTCCCGGCTCTGGCTGTTGGCCCGAATGCAACCCGTCTTGGTGCGCTTGGCGTAACTCAGGCATAAGGAGATAGACATGGGCCAATTCAAACCGATGGTAAAGATGGAGACTACTGAACCTTCAGTGATTCTGAAACTGAAGAAAGGTGGTCATGTCGCCATGAGTTCCAATGGCAAAGAGGTTCACAAGCCGATGAAGAAGATGGACGGTGGAGCGATGGGTGCGCTGGCTGGCACTCCTGCTCTGATTGGTCGTCCTGCGGTCAATGCTCCGGTGGCTGCTCCGGGTCGTCCGTCCATGAATGATCGTCGCAAGGCGATGATGATGGCGCAGATGATGAAGAAACGCCAACCTGCCATGCCTACCCCGATGATGAAGAAGGGCGGGATGGCTGATGGCGACACTGCCCAAGACAAGGCGATGGTCAAGAAAGCCTTCAAGCAGCATGACGCTCAAGAGCATAAGGGTGGCAAAGGAACCAAGCTGTCACTGAAGACTGGTGGCGTAGCGATGGGTGCTGCTGGTTATGCCAAGGGCGGCGGCGTTAAGATGGGCAATGGCGGAGGATACAAGAACGGTGGGAAAGTGATGAGTTATGTTGAAGGCAACGTAACTGGAACCCCTCCGGGCAAGACCAACACCACAACTGGCGAAGTCAAGAAGGGCAATGCTGGTGGCTTCAAGAAGGGTGGTTCCGCAAAAAAAGCCTACGCCACGGGGGGGCTTGTTGATTCTGGCAAACCCGTGGCGATGCCTGAAGGACGTAAAAAGCCTTCGGCTCCGGTAAGCATTAACCAACTTTCTGGAACATTCAAGAAGGGTGGCAGCGTAAAAAAGCTTAATGGTGGTGGGGATCCTCAGTCTGACAAAGAGACTAAAGGCTACCAAGGCACCTACACCACCCAGAAGGCTGAAAATTTAGCTGACCGTGAAGCCATGAATCCCATGAACATTATCCGGCCTATTGTGGATAAGGTTAGAGGGATGTTTGGATCAACTCCCGGTGCGGTAACGAAGACTAAGGAGTCTACGACTGTCGTTCCTGCCAAGCGGCGTAGCGGTGGTAAGGTTAATTGCTAAAATAAAGCGGGGGCTTCGGCCCCTGCTTTCTTTAATTTTGGAGACCCACATGGGAACTTATTCTTCTGCAACACGCCAAGGGGCGTATGAGCCATTTGAACTGCAAGTAGCCCGTGGGCAAGTTGATGGTCACAAAACCTTATTTAAGTTCGGCATCAACGGTGATGTCGGCACATCCGTAGAAACAGTTTGGGCACAAGGCGGAACGTATGCATACCCCGCTTCTGCCACTGTAATGAAAATCTCTAGCTCAAGTGCAGACGATACTTCTGCTGGAACTGGCGCAAGAACAATTGCTATTTTTGGTCTTGATGCAAATTACAACGAAATTAGCGAGTCTGTCCTATTAGATGGGCAAACAGAAGTCAATACTGGCAACAGTTACTTGCGTATTTCTCGTATGTATGTAACCACCGCTGGTTCTGGTGCAACTGCCGTAGGAACTATCTACGCTGGCACTGGCACTGTTACTTCTGGCGTCCCTGCAAACATATACGGCATGGTTGCTATTGGTGCAAACCAAACGCAAATGGCATTTTGGACTGTACCTGCTGGGTACACCTTGTATTTGATGGGAGTTTTCTACACATCTGGAAACGCAACCGCAAATACTTGGACAAACTTTCAAATGAATCAGCGTCCATTGGGCGGAGTTTTTAGACAACAAACTTCGGCTAGGGTTGCTGGTAATGGTGACTTCATTCTTGATTTGCACACCCCTCTTGTTTTTGCTGAAAAGACAGACATTGAAATTAGAGCAATTGCTTCAGCGGGGACTTCAAACGTATCTGCTGAGTTTGAAGGCATCTACATCAAAAACCCTGACTAATCATGCCAAGCAAATCACCAGCCCAACACAAATTGATGGCGGCGGCCTCACATAACCCTGCGTTCGCCAAGAAGGTGGGCATCTCTCAAAAAGTGGGAAAAGAATTTGTACAGGCAGACAAAAAGAAAATGGCTGATGGCGGGAATGTGAATGCCGCTGGCAACTACACCAAGCCTGAGATGCGTAAGCGTATTGTCAGCAGCGTTAAGGCGGCTGCGGTTCAAGGTACTGGTGCTGGTCAATGGAGCGCGAGAAAAGCCCAGTTAGTAGCCAAGCGTTATAAGGACGCAGGCGGCGGCTACCGTGATTAAAGCCCCACAACAATCTCTTAAATCGTGGGGGGATCAGAAATGGTCTACAAAGTCTGGGAAGCCTTCTTCAAAAACAGGCGAAAGATACCTCCCCGAAGCTGCCATTAAAGCACTTAGTCCGCAAGAGTACGCCGCTACCACCAAGGCAAAACGTCAAGGCAAAGCGGCTGGGAAGCAGTTTGTAGCGCAACCTAAAGCCATTGCCAAGAAAACAGCCAAATATAGGTTTTGACCATGACAAAAAATAATACGTCAGTAGCAAAATCTTTGAAGAAAGCTGGCTTTTATGAGGCAGACAAAAAGAAGCCAGAACGGATAAGTATTATCAACAACGTCACAACCAAGCCTCAGCGTTTGGAGATGGTTGATAAGCTATTCCTAGCCAAGAAATTGAAAGAGGGTGGCCCTAGCCTAGCTGTAGGACGGGGCGAGAAGCTGTCTGTTGAGCGTGGAGCGGGGCTTACTCAGAAGGGCCGCGACAAGTATAATCGTGAGACTGGAAGCAACCTAAAGGCACCACAGCCGCAAGGTGGATCTCGCAAGGATTCTTTCTGCGCCCGGATGTCTGGGGTAGTGAAGCACGCATCTGGTGACGCACCGAGGGCAAAAGCCTCTCTTAGACGTTGGGATTGTCCGGGTTGGTAAAGGGAATCAATAAATGTCTACATCTGGGACTGTCGGCCAAACCGTAATCAATGTTCAAACGCTGATTGATCATGGTGCGCGGCGTTGTGGGAAGCTGGCTGAAGAACTAACGTCTGAGCAGCAACTCTCTGCACGGGAGAGTCTGTTCTATCTGCTGTCCAATCTTGCCAACCGTGGCATTCAGTATTGGGCGATAACCAAAGTTGTCATTGGTATGACGGCCAACAAGTACATCTACAGCCTTCCGGTAGGTGCTATTGATGTTCTGAACGCGCTATACAGGACACTGAGTCGTCCTAGCGGTTCATACTCCACCTCAGCCGGTGGTGTAGTGGCAAATGTGTATGACAATGATGTTGACACTGTTTGCCAGCAAACGTCTGCAAATGGAAATATTTCCGTTGATTATGGGACTGACAATCCAGTCTATGCCGGATCCATAGGCGTTCTGCCTTATGTTGTAAATCAGGGATCTGCGTCTTGGACTTTGACGCTTGAATACTCCACTGATGGGGCTACTTGGATTACTCTTTACAATATTGGGACTGTTACCGTTACTGATAATCAGTGGCTGTGGTACGACATCGACCCCGGTCAGAGCGTCCAGTATTACCGTGTAAGAATTTCTGGTGGCTCAACTTTGGCGTTGCGTGAGTTTTACGTTGGGAACAACAGCACAGAAATCACCATGTCCCGGCTAAACAGGGACGACTACACCAACCTACCCAACAAGAACTTCACTGCGAACCAGCCGTTTCAGTTCTGGTTTGATCGGTCAATTCCTCAGCCAACGATGTACCTGTGGCCGGTTCCTTCTGATCCCTTTGTACAGATGACGGTCTGGTATTCAGGGCAGATTCAGGACGTAGGTGCGCTGCAGGATGAGTTGCAGATCCCACAGCGGTGGTTTCTGGCGATTCAATCGATGCTGGCTCACCAGATGAGCATGGAAATGCCGGGGATTGCGGTAGATCGGATCACTTATCTTGAGGGTCAGGCGACGAAATACCTGTACGATGCGGAACAGGAAGAGCGCGACAAGTCTCCTATCTACTACGCACCAAATATCAGCGTTTACACACGATAATGCCAAGATTTCTGGACACAAGAGGCTATTCAACGATTGCGATTGCAATATGTGATCGTTGTCGCATGAAAAGACCTCATGCAGAGATGAGGAGCGACCCTAACGTACCCGGATTGCAGGTTTGTGGTCAGGGATGTGCCGATGAGAAGGATCCGTACCGTCTTCCAGCTAGGCCAACGGAGCGCATTACCATCCGATTTCCTCGTCCAGATGTCAGCGTTGCTGTTGACCCAAACGCTCTAATTACTGGGCCGTATCAAAATTACGAGATATCCCCAGAAAACAATCAAGATACGCCATCGAACAACGGCAATCTTGACAACCTGAGTCCATGACATGGCTAATGTAACGATTACTCAACTGCCTTCTGCTGGGTCTATCACTGGGACGGAATTAGTTGCTGTCGTGCAGAATGGGGTGACTGTCAAGACAACAACAGCCGCTCTTGCTGGGTCGCCGGTTCAGACGCAAACTTTCCTGACTCTGAACCAAGAACCTACACTGACAAATAGCCGCAGGTTGTCTGGTGGAACGGGCGTAGGGCTTACAGATAGCGGGGCGCAGTCAACCCTACAGGTAACCCTCAACGCAGCCTCTGGAAGCCTAGAAGCGGCTGGAACGGGCATTATTGCCAAGACCGCAAGCAATGCGGTTGCGGCAAGAACCATGACCTCATCCACGGCTGGATTATCGGTTACCAATGGTGATGGGGTGGCTGGTGCGCCTGTGTTTGCGCTGACTGGTGTTGCTTTGGCTGTAGCTGGTGCGACAGGGACGGGAGTCTTGGCTCTTAACGGTTCCTCAACCATCGCAACCAGAACAATACTTGGAACGGCAAGTCAGATTGACATAACGGATGGAAACTTTGTCAATTCGCCAGTCATTGCAATTTCCAGTAACCCAACCGTTCCCGGCTCAGGAGGTATTGTTATTCCTGCTGGAACTACTGGACAGCGTGGAACCAGCACTAATGGCACTCTTCGTTACAACACCACATCAGCGGTTTTTGAGGGTTACGCAAACAATGCTTGGGGATCGATTGCCACAGGCGGTGGAGTT